AAGTTTATTTGTGGTAATTTGATCGTTGGAATAATTTGAGGATTGAATAAGTCGTAAAATTCGACTTTGTGCAATATAGTTTTAGAATTTTCAACCATGGCATTAAATTCTTCTTTAGAAAAGTCATGTTTTAAATACTCCCACACTTCTTCTTCTGACATCATGTACGCTGTAGAATAAAAGTCATCAACTTCTCGCTCACCGTGCTTTGAATTTAAGAAAGCCTTATGGATGTATCTATCTTCTTTATTGAGGTAGTGTGAATCCGTTGCAAAAATTAGAGGAATTTGGAAAAAACTGGCAATAGATTTCATTCTACAATTGACTATTCTCTGTTCTTCCGAATCATTTGGGGCTATTTCTAATAATAAGTCTTGCCCAAAACACTGCTGTAAAAAATCAATAAATAAATATATCTGCTGCTTATAGAAAGTGGTTTGCTGCTCATCTCCCGCTCCTTCTGCTGCATGTAATTTTAAGATATACTGTGAGAGTTCGCCACCAATACAAGCAGTTGTGGCAATCAGTGTTCCTTTGTACTTATTTGTTATATCTAACAACTCTTGCTTTGTTACAGGGACGCGCTCAAGCCCTCTATCATAATAAGAATGAGACCAAGCTATGCTACTAAACTCCCTCAGTGCGCGATGGCCCTCAGCATTTTTAGCCATGAGTAGAAAGTGAGGATATTTTCCACCCATACTTCTATCATCAGTAAGATAGATCTCATTTCCAAGTATTAGTTTCATTTCAGAATCTTTATATTTCTTTTTATAGTATTGAATAGCTTCTACATGAGCGCTTAGGGACTCATGGTCTGTTATTGCTAGACCAGAAAGTCCCAATTCATGTGCTCTATCTATTAAATCGCTCGGCTTTATGATGCAATCTAGTAAGCGAAGATTTGAGAAGTGGGTATGATTATGCACAGAGACGTAAGACATTCACTCATATCCTCCTAGTTTATTATATATAATAATTATACTATATAATAGTAGTTCTGTCAATATAACTACTGTAAGAGGCCCCGCTCTATAAACTTCTCTACTGATTTAGTAGGCTTTAAAATATTTTTGAATATTTCTACAGCTTCTTCAGGAAAGCATAGATTAGAGCATGTATAGCAATCAAATGCAACAAACCCAAATTCTGGATAAGTGTGTATAGAAAGATGAGATTCTTCAAGTAGCACTAGTACAGTTAGCCCCTGAGGCTCAAAATCTTTATGTATTACGTCAACAACTGTGGCCCCAGTTGCATTTGCGGCAAGCAAGCATAGTGATTTCATGAAAGGTAGATTATCTATGCGATCAGAGTCGCAACCCCAGAAATCAACTACGCAATGCTTGCCATAAGTGCCAAATGAATTTTGTTGCATTAATATATTTCCCTCCACTGAGCTGTAACCGCAGCTTTTGCGCGCACGTTTCCTGTTTCTGTTGTTTTTACAGATATAATATATACTTCAGAATTTGTAGAGTCATAATTTTGAACAATAAAGTTCTTTTTTGAATCAGTTGCAGAGGGTATTCCAGCAACTCCTTGACTATTTGCAGAACCACCAGCTGGAATGACTACAGAAGATAATACATTTATTACAGTAGTAGAGCCAGTAAACGCAGCAGCATCAATGGAATATTCAACAACACTATTTGTATTTACTGAAACCCAAGTTAATGAGGAAGTTCCGCCAGCATTGACTAAATAACTTGCATCTGGAATTTTTATAATTTCAACATAACTTGAATTGTCTTGTATGTGTGCAGTAATATTATTTAATTTTACAGTTGCTCTATTTGGATAGCCTTGATAGGTATCTTTTAGTCTAAATGCAAGCACTGGAAATCTAGAGGCACCAGTTGTCGATGTTTGTCTTAGTGACCCACTATCAATAGACCAATCAATTCCGCTTTGTATATATCCACCTTCTGCCATAACAGAAGAACATATTTGAGAGAAGCTTGCACTTGCTGATATAGCTGCAGTATTTACAATTTCGCATCGAACTGGCAGGTTTGGATTAGCGATATACACAGTATTATCGAAGTTTGAGTGATAGTATTCATGCGCAACTATATATTCACCATTATGCACGAATCCACATCTAACTCTACCAACTCCGAGCCATTGAAAATCTATAAATATTAGCTGCGCTTTAGATATATTGAGATTAAATTCACTCTTGCCAGTCCCATCGCAACGATCAATATTCCATTGACTTTGTGGTATTCGCGTACCAACCTCTGATGCTGTTCCAGTAACATACGATCGTATAACCCAATTTAATGTACCAGCATCTGTACCGTTTGATGTTGGAAGTCCTACCTGTTCAAAATAGATTCCATCTCTATCATCAAAGTATCCAGTTCTTTTTGTAACATTCGCTTCTGCATATCCAAAATTAAATGAACTTAAAATTAATTGTGACTTGCCAGGTTGATAGTGATGGTATAATTTTGTTTGATGTATTACATATGAACCACTACTAGTGCCCGTTGCCAATGTTGCAGCTGCTTGATTTAAGGCAAAAGAGACTGTGCCACTAGCACTTACAGAATCTAAAAAGTTTGGGTCAATTGCATATAAATGCTTATAGTCTCCAAGAGTAAGTGGTTCGCTCACTCTCGCTCTACCAAATGCATCTACACTTCCATTATCTCCTGTACTACCAACACTAACAACTCTAATAGCATCTTGAGAAAGTTCAAGAACATCCGAACGTTCGTTTTCTTCGCCAATAAAGTAGGCGCTCTGTGGTGGATAACTTATCGCCAGCTCAGGTCCTGAAATCTCTACCATCTTTTCTCCCCCTAAAAATAATGTTGAATTTCTTTTGCTTTTGCATAATCTTCAATAAGGACTTGTGGATACAGGCCCCCACTCCACTCATTCATCTGAAATCTACCAACTACATCTAATGTGATAAATCCATGCTGTGGTGGCTTTAGTGTAGCGTATTCTTCTAATGACATATTAAATTTCATAAAAGAAATATCGTTTGATGTTATTTTTAACGTTGGATTTTTATCCGCAGAAAGTAAGACAATATCATCAATCTTTATCTTTATGTTTTTTACGCAAAAGAGTGGCTCTTCAAACCCCTTTCCCCACAAACTCTTTAAAGAATGTATCTCTTGAAAGAATGAGAAGTTCAATTGTGAGACATCTAGAATACCATCTACTAAATATTGATTATCAAAATTTATATTTAGAAGTTTAGTATTTGCATATTGAATAAAATCTTCCAGTTTTTCTTTTTTGAATCCAACACCAAAAGCATTAGCATGGCCTTCTGCATACTCTGCTATGGAACTTTCTATAATAAAATTTTTAAAATCTTTCAACTCAGATTTTTCATAACCCCTAGCAGAACCTTGCAGCAACTCATTCTCTGTTTCTTTTAAGATCATAACTGGGCGCTTATACTTTGCCATTATTTTATTTGCAATTAGTCCTGATAAGTTTTTATCAATATTCCCATTATCAACAATTGCAATAATTTTATTTTGTACCAAGTTACTCTCCTGTATAATTTCTTCTATACTCTTTATAGAATCGTCACGCATTCTATTTTGACGACTTTTTATATTACTTACCATCCTACAAGCTGCCTCAAACATACTTTCTGTATCGCCTTCTTTTGAGCCACGCTTAGTTGACTGAATTCTTTCATGAGCATCGCTATCTAGAAACGCTTTAAATATAATCATCTTTTCTTCTGCTGACCCAGCTCTAACAACAGCGTTTATAAGAGGAGAAATATAAAATCCTATGGTTGTTATACTGATTTCATTTCGCATTGAGTATGATTGTTTTTCGATCAGAGCTTTTAAAAATATATTCTTTATATTATTTAACCCTTGTAAAATTAAACGTCTATTTTCAAGCTCAGTGGTATCCATCATATCTGCAATTAAACCTAGTGCAACTAAATCTAGGAGACCATCTGCAATGTCCGTCTGACATTTTTCATCTAATACTTTACAAAATTTATATACTACGGCCGCACCGCTCAAGTTTTTATTCGGATAAACTCCGTCAATTGTAGGATTTACAACTATCGCTGTTGTTTCATCTTGTATATCAGATTCATGATGGTCTAGAATTATACAATCAATATCAAGATTATTTAATAGCTCATGAATTTCTGCCTGATTTGAGCCAGCATCTGGTATGATTACTAGTTTATATTCATTATCTTTTAAATATTGAACAGTTTCTTCTAGTAAGCCATGTTGCTTGCCTGTGTGAATTCTATAATCAATATTATCTACTTTTTTTCCATAGTAACGATAAATCCAATTTAATAGCACAGCACTTGATGTATATCCATCACAATCAGAGTCTACCTGTATAAATATCTTACTACCTTCATGTAAGTGCATTAGGAATAGTATTGCTGCCATTTCTATATTTTTGATAGATTGCGGATCATTAATACAAGCAGAAGAAGGAAAAATGAAGTTTTCAATATTTGATATGTCTATATTTCTATTATAAAAAATCTGCTCGACTAAGGTTAGATTGGGGTTCATTGGTTTTATTAATTCATACTTCATTTTAGCCCTCCTGCAATGTAAATCGTTCTGATAATAAAAATTTAAAAGTGTCAATTCCCTTGTCTATAGGAGAATCTTTTATGTCTAGCAGATTCCACTTGTCAAACATAAAACTTATTAGTACTTTATTTGAAAACCTTTTAAAAATATTAGTTAAATTCTTCACTTGTTTCTCATATAGCTCGTCACCTATGCTACCAAACTCTTTATCAAATGCTACAATGACTTCTTCTACACCTAAGTCAACCAATAACTTTATTTGATATGCAGATATACTTGAGCCGCAACAAGCTACCGCACAACTATCTTCATATTTATCTAAAATAAGAACAGACTTTTCACCTTCAAATACTATTGCCTTCTTATATTTTTTTATATTTTCTTTATTATTACTGAGGCCGAAAAGATTATAAGATAAGGGATGGGGATAGCTTTTACCATTTATAAAAGCTACCCTATACTTACCATATATTTCTTCTTCTTTAACAAGTGTTCTTTGTCGAACGCCAATTAATCTATTGTCTACATCAAAATGCGGTATTATTATACAACAACTAACTGGATTATATTTAATCTTATAGTCTTGTATAGTCTGCATTTCTATTCCTTCCTGCATCCAATCCTTAATAAGATATGAGCGCAGTACATTCAAGTCTGACTCATCATAAAAAGTGATTTCTTTTTCTATCTCTTCTTTATCTATTTTATTTGTGGTATATGCATCATTTGTAAAAAATGTTTTAGTATGTTTATACAGCCAATATACACCATTGCTACTTGTTGATTCTTCTCTTTTATTTTTTGAATTTCTAGATATTAATTCAAATATATTAAAAAAATCTCCACAACCAGTATAGCATTTAAACATCTTTGTATCTAAGTAATAGTAAAGTTTTTTACTGCCACAGCCAGGCTCGTTGTGACATACTGTATCAAATATCAAGGCACCCTGCACGTATATGGGAGAATCAGAACCTAAAGCAGCTAGCGCTTCTATGATCTGCGATTCATTCAGAGTATCCTTTATAACTCTTAGATTTACCATAGCGTCTACTCTTTCTTTACAACAATTTCAAAATCCTCCATGTTTATTGTTGTATAGTCATTATCAGTTAAGAATAATGGCTCAACTCTACATGTAGCAAGATCCCCATAACACCACAGCTTCACAGATTTAAACTTTCCTCTACGATTCTTATAAATGTGATGCACTATATTTGGCATTGGAATACATGATGCCTGAATAAAGGGTGTTAAAGCCTCTTTATCCTGCTCAGTAACAGGTAAGCTAATATATCCAACATCCACCTTATCTCCAATTGCTTTTGCTCCCCTCAATACGTTTTGGTTTGAAGTATCTCTACTCTCCCAATCTGCATTTAATTGAGTTGATGACATAATAAATACGCCCAGTTCATTACATAAATCTTTTAATCTAATAGCTAACATAAATAATATATTATCTTCTCTTAATTTCATTCCTTTTGTTCTTTGTGATATCTCTTCTAGTATTTTTAAAGAACTATGAATATAATCAAACCCGTAATATAATACTCCATTTTCTCTTCTATTTCTACGTATTACATTTTCTATATCTCTTATAGAGAAATCAGGTAAATGCTCAATCCAAATAGGAGAACGGCCAAGGATTTGCGCTGCCCGCAAAACCCTATCCTCCTCATCATTGTAATAAGTGCCATTTAATATAGCATCTTCTCTAACGCCACTTATAAAAGCTAGTGCCATAGTCTGACATTCGTCAATGCCCAACTCTGTACTAATAAAGACTGAGGGTTCTGAGGTACCGTTCTGAACCCATTGTCGCTTTCTAGTGTCGTATATTTCATCGCATGCAAAATTACATATATCAGCAATCATCATGCGGCTTTTGCCTAAGCCAGTGGGCGCACTACGTAAGTAAAATTTTCTTAATCGCGCACCTCGTGTAACTGAATTTATAAGTGAGCCATATAGTGGAATTCCAAACTCTGGCTGCTCTTTTAAAGATTCAATTAAATCTACTAAGCCTTCACCAGCCTGTTTAGAAATTGACCAAGTTTTAGATAAATAATCTAGTTTAATCTTCTCTATTCTTTGATCAATGCTATCTGCTAGCTGCTCTATGTCATGCTCATCTAGTATTTCTAACTCTTTATTAACATCAATTCCGTTAGAATCATAGGCTCGCAATAAAGTTAATTTCTTTAGTTTTCCATAATAATATTCAAAAGAATTTATATCTGCTTTTTGCTCGGCAGATTCCAATAATTCCTTGCCTTTATAAGAGCTAAATAATTCTTTATGATCTGGTCGCGAATGTAAAAAGTTATCAATATCAAAAACAGATATTTGCTCTAAGCCCTGAACGACTAAATTGTTTATTATAGTGAATATCATTTTGTGAAACTTATTATCAAAATCACCTGTGCTAAAATAATACTTATCAACCTGCTCTAATAGTAGAGGAAATTTAAACAGGTTGAGCAGCACCGCTTCTTCTGTTTTTTGATCGTAGAATTTACTCATACTTCCTCCAATTGAATTTCATATATTTTTTTAAAGATTTCTGAACGAGGGGGGGCTATAGTGACCACAACCTTTTTCAAATCTAAAATCTCACTTGAATTAGCTCTACCTTGCTGGATAGTCCTATAATAGTTACGCGCTTCTTTATAGTGATACGGAACAATACCAATGCCCTGAGCCTTCTCTGGGCGCATCTTTTTTACCCCATAACAATAGTTTAAAGTACCTAATATGCCGCTCAGAGTATAGTTATATTCAGTCTGGAACTGATTTATTTGTCTACCTATAAGGGCAAAGTTTACATCTCCATCCCAGAGTTCAAATATATAAGCATTTAGTTCTTTTCTTAATAACTTATCCTGAGCATCACTCTCAGCGCATTGTATGTGGGCGTATCTCTTTTGAACTTGCGTAAATTGCTCTGTATTTCTGTCTATTGACTTTCCACAGAAGAAACATTTAACTGGCCTCATAAGCAACACCTATCTAAATAAAGGGGGCACGATGGCCCCCTCAGAGTTATTTTAATTGCTTTAAGTCATAAACGATAATGTCTAAAATATCTTTTTGATTTCTAGTCATTTCATTTACTTTCTTACCGTAGCCAATGTGGCGCTCAACAATATCAGTGATTTTTGTCACATTCTTTGGATCTTTTGTTACAAGAGTATTTGCAATCTGATTGAATTCATCTAGCAAATCTTCAAAGTCTGTATCAAATAAATTTTGTGTATTGATATTGTCTTTACCGCTAGCAGTTTCCATGCCATCTTCTTCTGATTGTTTAATTACAGCATCTTGAATAGCCTTTACAAGATTCTTATAATTAAATTCAATATAATCTGGTGTGTATTTAAATCGAGAACCAGCCTCAAAGCGCTCAGTACCTCTCATAAATAACAAAGTCTTACTACCATCATCAGTATTAACAGAACGACTGTAACCAATAATATCGCACATACGACCAGCAATTAATCTAGGTTTTGCAGGTAGAGTTGGTACAATTTTATTGTACTCTTCGCCTGTTTCATCCTTGAAAACTTTGTCTGTTGAGTGACTGATAAGAACTAAACCATAATCTTGCTGAACAATCGAGCGTAATTTGCTATCAAATTCTTTGCCAACCTTTGTGTATCCACCACCAAAAGGAATATCTCCAATAGTATCTACATTATTCTGGGCGCAGATATATTGTTCGCAATAATCATACGCAATATCAACAGTATCAATAACAATAGTTTCATACTTTTCTTTAACAGCAGGGTCTTTAAGCTGTCTAAGAACTTTTAAGAAGTCAATCCAACTATTAATTGGAAGAGCCATAACTCCAGGTAGAGCCGCATAGCCTTTTTCAAAAGCAACGATTAGTGACTTGGGGAATTTTGAGGCCGTTGTAGTCTTGCCTGATTTGGGCGGGCTCAGGCGAGCCGCGGACTATCTCTTATCCAATACGATATATTGGACCTCAGCGCTTGGAATGGTACTTATCTCCATCCTACTCTACTCACTTCCGACTTTTAGTCGTGTTTTCGATAGTCTCTAGCCCTTCTCTTTTAAGAGCTTGGGACGGGGTTCTCCTTCACTAATTCCCCGTTGGCATAATTGTGCATAGATATTATACTTCTATTACTCTAATATTAGAGCCAATTACACACTCGCTAAGTTAGCGATTCACTGAGTTAGGAGAGCCTTATTGTGAAGGCTTACTCTCCATAGAAAAATACAGAATAACCTCTAAGGTCGTCACTTACCTGATGTGGTTTGATGCTTAATAGATCTAACATTCTAATATCTCCTTTTATTTTATATTACAAATAACTTTGTAGTATCCTGATTATTTTTTTGCCAAACAAAGTGAGCATACTCAATGCTGTCAGTGTTAGAATTGCCAAAAAAAGAAATTCTCTTTGAATGAACAAAGATATACTTGGGTGGATTGCTTTCCCAAAATGGCTTTCTTTTCTTAGAGCCTAAGAAATTTAAACGTAATAGCATTATAACATAGCCATTCTCGGCAACATCGCTCAATGCTTTTTCAATTATCTCAAGAGCGTGACTAAAAGGTGGATTTGTTATTATAACATTGAAGTTTTGTTGTTTAACATCTAAATTAAGATAATCACTTTTCAATTCAGCAAGCGAATCTTCTCTAATATCAACTGTCATAATATTTCCTTTTATTCCAAAAGCCTCTAGTGCCTGTGGATAGCTCATCGGATGTTGA